CTACTGCGCGCGCACCCGGTACCGGTTGAGCACGATCTGCTCGGCCAACGTCCAAGCGAACCCGGACGACAGCAAGCTGTACTGCACCTCGCAGTCATCGATCCGTTGCTGAGACAGACCCTTCGGGTTCTGTGACAGCCTGGCGGACGCGGTGGCGATGACCGCCGCTATCTCGTCGTTGGGCTCGTTGCCGCCGGGGCCGGCCGTGAAGCCAGCTCCTCGGGTGTACGCCTTGGCGATGGTGGTGACGATGGGGACGACCGTGGCCGACTCCCCCGTTTTGAGGGAGTCGACCGTCGCCGGATCAACAGCCATCGCGCTACGGGGCGGTCAGGACCGCGACAGCGGCGGGCTGCAGCAAGCCGAGGTCGAAGCGGCAGGTTACCCGGATGGCCGTGCTGTCGGTCTGGAAGTACGGGCCGGACGCGTCCACCGTGATCGTGGGTGCGGTGTCGCGGGCAATGGCAACCTTGGACATGTCCGCGATGACCAGCTTCTTGTCGGTCAGCACGTTGGTCACGGTGACCGGCAGCCCGAACAGGCGGTAGGTATTGCCGGCAGTCAGGTCTTCCTCGAGGACGTATTCGCCGGAGCCCGAGGTCTTCACCTTCCGCAGAGCCACGAACGATGCCGGGTTCATGAAGATCCGATTCGGGGTCACGTTGGCCGCGTACAGCAGAGCGATGCCGTCGAGCACGGTGTCGGGGTTGGTGTTGGCCCATGCCCCGGTGGTGATGCCGGTCTGGTTGATGAGTCCCTTGATGCTGTTGCTGGTGCCCGCGCCGGAGTAGAGGGCCGCGTCGAGCGCGAGCGCGACATCGGTGACGAGACGCTGCTTGAGTACGGCGTCCACGCCCATGACGGCCGACCGGATGGACTCGTTGGTCAAGCTGGTGATGACCTTGAGTGAGGTGCGGTTCGAGGGCATGAGGTCGACCTCGTCGAAGCCGCTATTCGACTCGGGGATGGTGCCGCCCTCAGCGACAAATCCGACTGTCGACTTGCTGGCCACGCGCGGGATGCGCAGCGGCGCTGCGGTATCGAAGATGGTGGGGCCTGCGGCCAGGAAGGTACTGGCTTGTTCGAGCGGCTGCACGAGTAGCTGGGCGACTTGGCTCTGGATGAAGGCATTGGCCTGGGTGGTGGTAATCGGTGCCACGATGTGGGTCCTGTTCTATGCGACGGGGATTGGGGGCCTTGTTCCCGTGTCGCCAGGACAGTGATGGGGCCGGTCCACCAGGAACCGACCCCATCACTATACCCCCAAGGGGTATGTGTTATCCGGTTGTGCCTCGAAGAATGTCAATGAGCGACACCGTGCCGGTGTTCCCCTGTGCGCCTTGTCCGATGTCGCCGGTGATGCGGCGGGCAGCGAGGTGCGGTTTCGCTTCGAGCAGGGCGTCGATCGCAGCGGACATCGTGCCGGCGTCGGCAAGATGGTCCGCATTGAACGGCAGGTCGGTCGGGTCGGCCAGCTTGCCTGTGGCGCGGACCAGCTCGGTGTGCAGCCGGTTTGCGAGGGAGTCTGCCTCACTCGCACGCTGTCGGTACCGGCCGTTCTCCTGGCGCAGTTTCTCGACGTAGTTGCGAGGGAAAGTCTCGGCGTCCTCGGTGGGTTCCGATTCCAAACCGGACCCTTCAGGGGTCGCATCTGGAATGTCACCCTCGGCAGGGGTCGCGTTTGAAACGCGATCATCTGCGGGTTCGGTTGTGGTGTCGGCGACTTCACTCATGTTGTGCTCCTTGCTGATTGATTCTGTTCTGGTCGACGGCGTCGGCCAGTTGGGTGGCAAGCCCGATAGCTTCGGCCTCGGTGAACTGGAAGGTGATGGCCCCGGTGCGCAGACGGATCGGGCGTTCGGTGTCCGGTGCCACGACGACGGTGGGCTTCAAATCCCTTGCCGCGATACGCATTTACGCCACCACCGGCACCGGCGCGGCGGCGATATTGGCGGCAATGTCATCGGCGCTGTATCCCAGCTTGGCCAGCGCATACTCCCGCGACAACAAGCCTGCCTGAAACAGCTTCACGGTCGCGTCTGCCTCCTGCGCCGTACTGCGAGTTGCGGCATCGGCCCATTGCACCCGAGGCTGCACCGAGTCCGGGGCCACCCCGTCACGGACAGCGACGATCAGCCGTGCAACCTGTTCGTGGCTCCGGCCGAACATCTGTTGCCGTGCTTCGGCTTTCGCGGTCAACGCTGCCTCACTGGCCCGGATGCTGTCGGCGCTGGTCGGGTTGTCCCCGCCTATGCCCAAAAGGTGCTCTGGCAACCCGGATACGGCGCTGATCATCCGCATCAAAACCCCGATGGCATTCTCATAACCGGCCAAGTCCGCCCCCGGCAATTGCCCGAATTTCGCGGCGTCCGATTCGGCGATCAACATCTTCATCGTCTCCGTGAACGGGGAAATGACGTTGCCGTCCGCGTCCTCTGTCAGCTCCACGCCCGTACTCCACCGTCTCGGCCTGGCCGTGACCTCGCTGGCCACCATCATGTCCGTCAGGAGCTTGGTCACCGCGTCGGTCAGGTCGATCACGTCGGCCATCTCGCTGCGGCCGAGGATCCGGAAGATGCGGGCGTCATTCCAGAGCAGTGAGTTGTCCACGATGCGCGACATGTTCGAGAACTGCACCACCGGGAGGACGCCCAGCGGGTTGTCGATTACTCCGACGAGCTCGAAGCCGGCGGTCGTGGCACCAGAGCTGTTGGCCCGCAATCGTTCGATCCGGTCCGGCCGGTAGATGACCGCCTCGGTGGTGGTGGCGGTGTTCCAGCGTTTCGCCGCCGCGATCGGCTCTCGGCTGCCAGGGTCGACGAGCATCGACATCTGGCGTGCCGATTCCACCGACACCTGCGGGCGACCATCCACCCCGGCCCACACCGTCAAGTAGGACGTGCCGAGGATCAGGGCCTCCCGATGCGTCATATCGCTGAGTTGGTCCAGGTCCAGCCGTTGCCAGTCGTCCCACACGTCGGCGCCGGCGATTGCTGTGACCCGCAGACGCTCGGCGATGGAGTCCACCAACACCTTTGGGACGTTCACACTGATACGGCGCAACCGGTCCCCCAGTGCGGCAACAGCTTCCGGCGCCAGATACGACAGCGGGGAGCATCCCTCGTAGTAGCGGTCCAACCGCTCATAGGACGCGGCGGGCATGTCGATGGCTTGAAACAGTAGTGTCTGAATATCGTTGTCCAGCATGTAATTTCCTTCTATTTGAACCCGGCCACACGCCGGCGTTTCTTGTGAGTTGCGCGCCAGGTGGCGCGACTGTGAGCCATGACCAAACACGCGGCCAGGTCGATCTTTCGGGCGGACCGTGACCGGGTGGCCTTGTCCAGCCGGATACCTCGGGCGTCCTCCCGGATCACCGCAGCACCAACATGCGCGGCAAGCGTCGGGTTGCCCGAGTGGGTGAGCTTGCCGTTCACCGCAGCCGAGTACAGGTCCCCCGTCGCCGCCGTCAAACGTGAAGGGCTGTGCGGGAACTCGACCATCGGCAACTTCTCATCGGCGAGCACCTGAATGGTTCGGGTCCAGCGGAAGGGATCGGCGACGATCTCCACCACCTGGTACCGCTTGCACGCGTCCCTGATGGCCTGCTCCACCTCGGCGACCGGCACCCGGTAATCGGGGTCACCCTTGGGGTCCCAGACGGCCAGCACATCGAAGTGCGGTTCGGCCGCGACCGTGCCCAACAGCAGCGCCGTCGTGTCATCGGAGAACGAACCATCCAGCGCCACAACGACCTCCGCGCCGTCAGGGATCGGCACGCCGGTCGAGAGTCCGTCCCACACACCCGGTGGCAGGAACGAACCATCGGTATCCACAGGCAACTGACACAACCGTGCCCGCCGGAACGTCGCCTCACGAACCTTTGGCGGCAGAAGCGCGTGGAGAGCATCACGGTGCAGGAAGTCGTCCAACGCCGGGTTGGCCAGCTCCCAGCAGTGCTGGCAATCCACCGGGTGATCCTCGAACCCAGCTGCGGAGTACTCGCGCCACCGCAGCGACGTGTCCTCCGGGTGCTCCTGGTACTGCTCCCGCAGCGACAGCAACACCTGATCGTCCAATTTCGGACCCGGCGTCCCGATCGCCACCAACACCGACCGCTCACGCTTGCCGGCCGCCAGGGCTGTTGAGCGTCTCTGGGCGTGACGACCATGAGGCTTGGAGTCGTCGTTGATTCTGCCGATGCGGGGACGGGCTTTGGGGTGGGTTTGATCTTGGTGGTCTGCACCGTCAGTGTGACGAGGAAC